GCCTTCGTAGTTCCATTCCATAGGTATGAACAAAGAATAGAGTCCTGAGCGAGTCTGTCCATTGGCGTTTCTTTGTGTAACGTCTGAATCATTGTAAAGTTTTTTAAAATTATCTCCTCCTTTATCTAAAGCATTTGATGTTGATCCCATCATGCACTTACCTATAATTCTCGAACCTAGTCTTAAACAAGTTCTTGTAACCCTCCAGTTATTTAATATATTGGTTGGTCTTTCCCACTTTCCACTTTCATCGTGTACTAGTAGTTTTAGTTTTTCCCCGTCATAGGAGTTGTCCCCTGTGTTCTTCCAGTCGATGGTCGTGTCAAGTCCGGTGATTTCTTGGAGCTTCTCGTTGGAGTCGAGTTTACGCCTTGTGAATTTTGACGCGGGTACCCTGTACGCGAGCTCTGTTTTCGGCCTGTCCATACCGTCTTGTATTGGTTTGAAGAAGAAGGGATAGTTGACTGATATCGGGACAACTTTGTCAGTAAACATTTTCTTTGCATCGGGTCCAGATTTCGAGAGTATACCAAAGCGTGCATCTGTAGATATTGTTGCTTGGTTAACGGTCTCCCCGCTTGCCATGAACGAAAAACCGGATCTTCTATTCTTAAGGTAGCACATCCCGTATGAACGCTTGTCCGCCTTGCAAGCTTCCCAGAATATGTAGAATAATCTGTTTGATTCCCTAAAGTCTGGTTGCCCAACGTCAATCTTGCTCCACTGCAAGTACATATAGTTAGTGCCAGTAATATAAGTAGGCTTGTCTTTGTTAATAAACCAAAAACCTTCTTCACGCCTTGTAAATTCTTTATCGATGTAATCATACCATTTTTCTTTAAAATCTAACGGGTATTCTTCCCAGTCAAATACGGATTTAATTTTACTTAATTCTTTTGGGTATTCAGTGTGCGACCATTTGTTATGTTCAAAAGTAACAACATCATTTTCTTTTGGCAAAGCTATCACGAGATCTTGTATCTCATATATTTCACCTATTTCGCCAGTTTTACTTATGACTATTAAGTCGTGTTCTTCGTTGTACCCATATTCCCACTTCTTATACCTATTCATTCTTTTAAGAACTTTAGGCTTTACGTGGTCTTCTAATACTTTATATAAAGTTTGCTCGTACATTATTTAGATCTCCCTTCTGCAAATCCTCTAAAAGACTTTTCTTCTTTTACTTCTACAGGTTTTTCGTTTAACAAGTTTTCTTCAGCTTCTATTCTATTCAATATTTCAAAAGCATCGAATATAGCTAGTTTTTTTGTAGCTGCAGCATTCTTTAATCTATCTGCTGATATATCGTCATCTGAATCAACAATAGCTTCTTTAGCCACTTTGATTAATTCCTCAACTGCTTTTTGCCCAGCTTGGATTATATTCAACTTCGTTTCCTTGGTGTTCATATTTAATTACGATATCATTAGATTTCATACAGTATAGTCTTTTTCCGTCAATTAAAAACTCCCATTCTCCGTTTGGCGTATAACCAACTAAGTCTCCTGAATTAATTCCTAGCGCATTTAAGGAGCTATTGTCATATTTTAATATACCAACAAGGCTTCTTTCTTTATCTAGCGTTATAGACTCTGTATCTTTTATAGGTGAAATAAAGCATCTGTCTCCAAAAGACCTCCACTTGTCACCTTTATTATATAAATAAATTTGATCTATTGCGCAAAAATGCAAATCATCTTTGAACCAAGATCTACTTTTCTTTTTATTACCCTTCATGTCATAGAATACTCTAAACACGTTTTGGTGTATAACAATTATATCACCAACATCAATACCAGTATTAAAAGCTTTAGGTGTTTCTATTACTTTAGCTAGTCTATTTACAAACTTGAAGTCTTCAATCTTTGTGTTTAAAACTAACTCTTTATCACCTATTTTTATTTTATTACTGTATTTTTCACCTAACGGTTCTACTATAAAGTCGTATATTCCTTTCAATACTCTAAGTCATATTCAACAGATATTGCCATGTGAGAGTTAAACTTCTTCCATGGCATTACCTCGTTGTTTTTCTTAATGTGAATATTATAAGAGTTATCAGACTCGTCAAGAAGTATATGTGAAATCTCGTGACCTCCATAAACTTGTTGACCTACAGAATAATGCATAGCATCATTTTTGTAGTCAGAACCAATACTTATTTTTCTTACAATAGAAGACATCCTAAGCTTTTGTAAGTTTAGAGTCTTTTTCTACTTCAGTATATTCTCCAGTCGTTAGGTCGATATCAATAGCTCCATACTCTTTTTCGAGTTCAGCTTTTAAATCTTCTACAACTTTATTAGCGTCTGCTACTTGATGTAATAGACTATGTTTTTGAGACTCTAAAATACCTATTTGATTAACTATTGTCATTAATTCTTTTTGACCTTCGTTGATACTTTTTAATTGTTCATCTGTGATCTTACTCATTTGATTTAATTTAATTGTTTATAATAATATAGTTACTTGATTTTTAACTATTTTAACGCAACCATATCTGCTGGGCCAGAAAGAATATAATCAAACGCTACTGGTAAAATTGTTCCAGCAGGAACAGCATTAAATGTAACAGCGTCCGTTGCGTTTGGATTTGAACTTAACACGTTTATTCTAATTGTTGCATTGCCGTCACCTCCAGATACCGTTACAATATCTCCTTGTCTATATCCAGATCCTGGCTCTCCAAAAGTCCCAGCAACAGTTATTGCACCACCCACAGCAGTAATGTCTAATTCTGCTCCAGTTCCTAATCCACTCTCTGGATTTATAACAGGTACGTCTGTTGCTGTTGCATATCCACTGCCTCCATCTACTACAGTAGCGGTTTGTATTTCACCTTGAGCACCTACGGTTCCAGATAATATGCCTACGATATTCCCACCTGTACCAGAATATATTGAAGAACCTGTTAAGTTAGTACCTAAAGTTCCAGATTGGTTTTCAAACTCCCAAGCAGAGGTTGGCGTTATGGTTGCCGTTCCACCGCCGATAGCTAGTGCTTTACCTACAAGACCATATGTTATTCCGAATGTTCCCATTTTTTTTATTTATTGTTTGTTATTGATTTTGCTTTTTCCCAAGTTCTACCTACAAAGTAAGCTCCGTAAACGGTTACTAGCAATGTTTGAAATATTGGTATATATTCTTTAGCCAGCCCAAACTCACCGATGTTACCATCAAAGAAAGCTAAAGACGTAAAAATTACAGTTAGATATATTAAGATCATTGGTCTAATGTTTTTACTTAAAAAACTATCAGACTTCATATCTGCTTCCCAACGCTTACTAACCTCTAATTGAGCTTTAGTATCTGCGTCTTCTAATATCTGCTGTATTTGCTTCTTTACTTCTAACCTTTCCTCTTCAGTTGTAGTAAGCTTGTCGATGACGTTACCAATCTCTTTGATAACGCCACCTGATAGCCATTGAATTATTTTTTTCATTTATTCTCTTTTCAGTAAAACCGTGCTATTTTCATCTCCTGTAAAAACACATTGTAAAGTGTCTTCGTCTATAACAGTATAAGACATTCCAATAGTATAACCATTTCTTGGATTGTGTATTGAAGTAGTCATAGTAGTATCTGTTTGGCTCAGTATAACCTCATTAAGTGTAGCATCTTCTTTAAAACTATAATTAATAATTTTAACAACAGCATAATCGCTAGCTAACATAACAGTTTTATATGACGAACCTTCCATAGCCCAAACACCTTCAAATGCTTCTTGAGCTTTAGATGTTAGTACTGTAAAAAATAAAGCTAATGTAATAAGTAATTTTTTCATAATATTAAATTTAATTGTTATAATATTATAATTACATATAATTACAAATGTTTATTATTTACCAGACTTCTTGTCAGCTGCTTTTTTAGCCTCTCTTTTAGCTAATAATTCTGCCTTTTTTTCTGCACCAGATCGTGTATCAGCTTTGGCTCTAGCTTTTCTAGTTGCTAATTCCTCTGCTTTTGCTGAAGCTTTTTGACTTGCTGTTCTAGGTATATAATTACCTTCATCGGTAAATTGTCCACCTTGCACGCCAAATTTCTTAGTTCTAACTATTTCCCCACCTGTTCTTTTAGAACCTCCTTGATGTAATGGTGATCCAGCTGCAATTGAATGTTTTGAAATCCAAGATCCGTGAGATGCAATTGGATTGTCTTTTAATAAGTTTTTCTTTTCTTGTTTGTTAGATTCCATATTTGTTTTTTTGATCGGTGTTTCTGTTACGTATTTAGCGCCAGGAAATTTATAATCATATCCTGGGTACATTATTTTTGTATATCCTCGGTCGTCAGTACCTAGTACTTTAAACTCGACTCCTTTCATTGTTATATTACCTCCTTGTATAATGTTTTGAGGCTTGTTAACATCAGGGCTGTTTTTTAAATAACCTGTCTTAGATGTCTTCATTATGATCTTCTATAAGCCTCAGCTTCCCAAGGTAGGTTTTTAGCACCTTCTTTCATTTGTGCTCTTGAATATTTTTTACCTTTCCAGTATACGTATTTATCGTCGTAATCTAAATCACCTCTATCCATTTGTTCTAAATGAATTTTTTCGTGAGCAACTACATCTTCTACATCGTCCGGGTGTAAATCTTTGTTTATGGTTATAGAACCATTGTTATTAGCTTTTCCCATAACGCCATCTTCCATATCTACTCGATATATTGGAGTGTTGTCCATATGGAAAGGAGGGTTGTTTAGTTTAAAAGCCATATTTTATTTTCAATAATTATCAAACTCTAAGTCTGACTCGTCATACACGTCGATATCTTCTATCGCTATTGGTTTACTACCACTTCTGTTTCCAAAACCATCACCAGTTGTTACTTTGCTTGCTGCGGTTTGCTCTTCAGCTTCTAAATATTCTTTATCTTCTTCTTTGGCATCGTAATCCGCTTCATTACCTTTAGTTGGTGTGAAAGCTGCAGCAAATTTATCTTGCATTCTTTGAAAATGACCAGCTGTTGAAACATAAGCGTTTAGTGGTGAAGCCATTTTAGCTACTGATCCATTACTTACTTGATTTTTTTTTTTGATAAGTAAATCTGTCATCTCCTGGAAACTCTTGCTCGTCTTCAGACTCGTAGTCATAATCTCCCTGGTTTATCTGAGGTAATAAAGCTGAGTTTTTACGCATTTCTTTATCATCTTTTTTAGCTTGTCTTTCTAACTGCTTAAGAGTAAATGTTTTTACAGGGTTTTTTTTAGAAAATTTTTGTTGAAATGGTGAGCTCATTATTTATATGTTTTTGAGAGTTGTGTGATTGGTCCTGCTTTATAATCGCAAGAATGTTTAGATACTTCCATTCCGTTAATACCAGAACTTGATCCTTTACCCATTGGGAAACCTTCTTTGCTCAAAGGTCCGTCCCAAATAGCGTTTTCACCTACCTGACCTGATAGATCTGCTTTTAAGTTTTTAATATTTTTCATATTTATAATCTTTGATTTATTACTTCTTTTAGTTCAGCTTTTTTTTCTACATTCTTCGTATTTTTATATACCT